CGCGAGTTCATGGGCGGCGGCTTTCGGTCCGCCGTAGGCGTCTAGCTGAAGCTGAGCGGCATCGACGACGAGCGGGATCGAGCGCGGCGGCTCGCCGCCGATTCGCTGGAGGATGAGAAGCGGATCGTTCCCCGCCTGAGCCGGAAAGACTGTGTAAACGCGATCCCCGACGAGCGCCGACATGCGCGCGTCTTCGCGGAGGAAGTTCGCGACGAGCCGCTCGACGTCGGGAAGCGGAGCGATCGGCGGATAGGCGCTCACGGAGCGTCCGCCTTCTTCCGAATCTCGTAGCGCGCTCCGAGCCAGAAGCCGATTGCGGCTCCAGCGACGAACGCGATCGGAGCGGCGAACAGCGCGTCGCGAAGCCCCTGAATCGCGACGATCATCGCGCGATGAACCTCAGCCGGAGCGATTCCACGGCGCGCTGAATCGGGCGATAGGGCGGATTGAAGCGCGTCCCGTATTCGAGGAAATGCCAGAAGGGAGAGCGGACGAGGACGTGAGCGGAGGGACGTCCGCCGCCGACGTCGCGCTCGAACTCGACGTCGATCTTCGTCAGCCGCTTCGCGACGCCGTGATGGACGGGGATCATTTGCGGGATCGCTTGCGCGACCGCGCGCGCCGTGATCGGAAGTTGTGGCGACGCTTCGCGCTCGACGACGCGGGCGGCGTTAAACGCTTCGCGATAGGCGACGCCCATTACGCGACTTCCTCGACGTAGGCTTCGACGTGATCCCCGACACGCCGACGCGGATTGACGACGCGCGCCGGGTCGCCGCGAAGCTCGAAGATCGTCCCGTCGGGGAGTCCCAGAAGCGCGCCGTCGTCGAGCCTGATCGCGTCCCAGCCGCGAGCGGGGACGTCAGCGGGGAGGAAGGCGCGCCACGTCGAGACTTCGAGCGCGTCGCCGTGTTCCTCGCGCGTCCCGACTTGCTGAAGCTCCGCCTTCGTCGCCGTCTCGACGACGTCCATCACGGGATCGCCGTATTCGTCCGGCGCTCCCGGCGTCCGCTTTAGCAGCGTGACGCTGTGCGGCATAAGCGACGTGACGCTCACTCGATCGCCGTCCCGATCGTCGCGACTTCCGGTCCGACGACGACGAGCCCGATCTTCTGAGTCGTCAGCGGAGCGCCCGACGAAATCCACTCGACAGGAAGCTCGACATAGTCCGTCTTGTCGATCGGCTCCCCGCTCAGCCGGAAGCGGAGAAAGCGCGAGTGATCGTCGAAGTCTTGAACGTAGATCGCGGAATCGACGTCGAGCGCGACTAGGAGCGCGTGGACGTCCGCGCCGGGAGTCGTCATGTTCCGCGCCCAGAGCTTCGTAGCGAGTGACGCGTCGGCGTTGTCTAGCCGGACTTGCGAGCCTGTCGGCGGCTCCGTCGTCGTCGAAGAAAACTGGTATTCGAAGCCGACAAGCGCGCCGCCTGAGGGTCCCGCTGGACCGGGCGGACCGGGCGGACCGGGCGGACCTACGATCCCGGTTAGGTATCCGTCCCACGGCTGATCTAGGTCGCGCTGGAACCAGTCCCACGGGAGCGCCGGATAACCGCTGGGCGTCGCCACTGAGTAGGCGTCCGCCTGTCCAATCCACGGTCGGAGTAGGTCGCGTTCGTCGTCCGTCAGCCGGAGCGCGCCGTCGAGCGTTCCCGGCGACGCGAGCCGGTATGTGTAAGCGCCGATCGACTCAGAGACGACGGCTCCGCCGCCTCCCTCCCCCGCGCCTTCGCCCGCGTAGGCGAGCCGCGTCGCGACCGCGAGCCCCACAGCTTGAACGGGGGGAGGGAGTGGCGACGGAATCGCGTTCGGCCAGAAGACGGCTTCGAGCGCGAGGGTCGCGAGCGAACAGTAGAGCGCTGCATCCTCCGGACTGAGAGAAGGAATCAGCGCTTGGAGGTCTTCAGGGTCAATCACAGGGGAGGGGAGACTCCGAACGCCTCCCGCCTGTTCGCTCGCGACGCTCATTCGCCGTTAAGCCGTCCAGTCCGCGAACTCGAACGGGCTCGCGACGCCCGACGGTCCGAGTGGCTGTCCGACGGCGACGCCGACGCGGATATAGCAGCGCATCGCCGTTAGGTCGTCCTGGAACGCGTTCGCGATGATCGCGCCCGTCCCGTCCTGGAGGACGGCGTCCTCCGACAAGTCGAACGTAATGTCTTCGCGGACGCCGACGAGCAGCATGTCCCAATCCCCGACGAGCGCATCGCCCTTCGAGTCGTCCCACGACTGGACGGTCACGACTGGCCAGCCGTAGATCGTGTTCGAGGGAGCGACGTCCGGCGTCGTCATGACCGCCTGATACGCCTGTCGGAGCGCGGTCCCGATTTGCGAGCCCGCCGCGATTCCGTCCGGCGTCGCGCCGGACGCTTCGACCGCCGCCGCCGCCGCGTCGATCGCTTCGAGCGCCGTCGCGCCGCTCTGGGCGGCTCCGGCGAGTCCGGCGATCCCGCCAGCCGGGAAGCTCGCGGGGGCTCCGGTCCCGAACAGGACAGCCGCATCGAGCGCGTCCGCGATCGCGCCCGCGACGATCGGGCGGACCTGCTCCCAAATCGGATAGCCCGCGTCGTCGATGAACGCGTTCGGGATCGCGAGGACACACGCGAGTTCTTCCGCCTTCACTTGCTGGGCGGTCCACTCGATCTTTGTCGCTGGCTTCCGACCGCCGTAGGTCGGATTCACGAATCCGGCGACGGGCAGGAACGAGACGACGGGAATCGACATGAGTCCCGACGGCATCGTCAGCCGACGTCCAAGCGAGAGAACGACGGACTGATCCGCCGCTTGGACGATCATTTCCGACGCCATGGAGCGCGGGATTAGGTTCTCGTAAACAGTGGCCACGCCTGAGACTCCCTTCCTTCGGAATGAGTCCCGGCGCGATCCCGTCGCCGTCCCGGTTATCGGAGCGCGGGCGGCGAATCCATCGCCAGAAGCCGCGCTCGATTGAGAGCGTAGCGCTAGCTCACGGCGAAATCCACTCGGCGCGCGAGAGCCAGAAGTCGAGACGGCGGCGGAGAATCGGGGCGGCTCGAACGACGCGTCCATTCTCGACGACGAGCCCCGCGACGAACGAGGGCGTCACGACGAGATAGAGGCCGTCTTTCATTCGAGCGATTCGCTCTCCAGCCGCGAGTAGTCGCAAAGCGTCTCGAACATGCCGCGCTGGAAAATCCGCGACTCGTTCGAGGACCAGTAGAAGGGGACGGACGTCGGCTCGCCGTCGTAGTCGGAATGGATTTCCGCGACGATCACGACAGAGCCGAGTTCGTCCTTCTCGCCGGAGGGGAACTCGTCGTCGAACGCTTCGAGGAACGAGTCCACGGCGGAGCGAAGGATCGAGCGCCACGCCTCGCGGTCATTCATCGCGAAGAAGCGCGAGCCGGACGCGGAGATAGCCAAGCTTCGCGACGTAGTACGGGACGAGGAACAGCCGGAGGAACCACACGCCGGTTAGCGACCGCGCGCGCGCTTCCTGATCCAGTCGTCGGCGTCGCGTTCCTGTCGCGCCGCGCCGGGACGCTCTGAGCGCGCGCCCTGTGTGATGAGCGTCGAGCGCGACGGCGTCCGCTCCGAACTCCCGTTGTCTTCCGCGAGATACGGCTTCGCTTCGACAAGCTCCGCGAGCGCGTCGTCGATCCGCTTCGTCTGTTCGCGCTCGTCGTCCACGGCGAGAAGCTCATCGACGGGAAGAAGGCTGACGGCGTCGTCGGGATCGCGGAGCTTCCCCGCCGCGCGTCGAGCGATCGACGCTTCGAGTAGGCGGCGCTCGTAGCGCTCCGCCACTTCCCCGACGGCGGCGTCTACCGCCTCACGCGTCTTCTTCTCCTGATCGGACTCGCTCTCGACGCGGAGCCGTTCAAGCTCGCCGCGAAGATCGTCGCTCGTCTTCTGCGCGGCGCGCGCCTCCCTCCGGCGCGCCGCGTTCTCGCGCCGGAGTTCCTCAAACGCTCGCGACTGGCGATCGTCGAGTCCGAGGTCGTCGCGGATGCTCTGCTCGCCGCCGTCGCCGCCGTCGCCGCCGTTCTCGTTCTCGCCGCCGTCGCCGCCGTTCTCGTTCGGCTGTCGCTCGGCGTCACTCATCCGGCGTCCACTCTGCGCCCGCGTAAGGCGCGTCGCCGCCTAGGTGCGACGCCGTTCCGGGCGCGTTCTCGCGATCGTCCTCCCACTCGACGGGCTCTCCGGCGTAGGCGTGTTCGCCTAGTCCCTCGTCCTTCTTCGCCGTCGTCTTCGCCTTCGTCGTCGTCCCCTTCGTGTCGTCGTCCTTCTTCGTCGTCGGACTCATGACTCCCCCTTCTCGAAGACAGGCGCGACCGAACAATGGTCGCGCGCGTGGAACGGAACGCTGTCGGCGGAGTGATACCTCCCCGACTCATCGGACGCGATCGTCACGCACCACGGACACGCGTCCGAACTCAGGACTTTCCGCCAGCCCCGAACCTTCTTCCCGCTCGCGCGGGCGGCTTCGTCGAGCCCGCCGCGCTCCGCCGCCTGGAGGTCGCCGGTCGCGAGCCCCTGCGCGTAGCTCGCGGCTGACTGGCGAGCGACGGGAAGCTCGTCGCCGTCCGCGAGCCGCGCCTTCAGCCGGAGGACTGGAGAGCGAGCGACGGCGGACTCTGGCGTGACGAGGACGCCGTCCAGCGCGCGCGTCAGCGACGGCGGGGACTTCCCCGTGACGGGCGGCGCGCTCGCCGCGAGATAGGCGATCGAGAAGCGCGCGGAGCGATGCTGTCCGCCCGCGACAACGCGAGCCGCGAGCGGCGCGTAGCGCTCGATCGCGTCGTCGGCTTCGGGATCGTCGAGCGCGAAGATCAGCGCGGCGAGCTTCCGCGACGTGACGTCCGCGAGCCGCTCTTGCGCGAGTCGATGCTTCCGGTCCTCGACGACGCTCACGGCGACGCGACGGGAGCCGCCGCCAGCGGGACCGGAGCCGCCGCCGCTGCGAGTTCAGCCGACGCCGTTTCGAGTTCCCACTCCTGTAGTTGCTGCGGCGTCGCGCCGACGTACTCCCAAAGCGCGCGCTGTGGGACGCCGATCGTCTGGAGCTTGACGGCGGCGTCCGCGACTTGCGCGGGATTCCTCATTTCGGCGTCTTGCCAGACGACGGCGAGCGCGCCTTCGAGCGTGACGTCGTCGAGTTCGAGCGCGATCCGAAGCGCGCGCTCCCACGCCTCCCCGAAACGCCGCTGACGTTCGCGGACCTTCGCGACGAGCCCGGACTCAGCCGCGACGAGCGACTCCGCCGA